AAATCTAGTACTTTTTGTAGGTCTTTCTTAGCCCCTGCAGCACCATTAGGTACTGACATATGAGGCCATGTGGGCATTGCAGCATAACCTGATACTGCATCTAATTCACCTTCGTAAAGCGTCAGTCTTGACCCTTTATTGGGGAATAAGTTTTGACCAAAGAATTGGTTATCGGTATTCTTACCGTCCCAATAGAAATCTTTGCCCTTTGTTTTTACTTTAGCCGCAACTACATGCCCCTTCTTATCGAAGTAATGGAAACGTAAGACATCTCCATCTTTATGGACACGGTATTTACGACATTGTTCTTCAGTAAGTTTTCGTTTCTTTAACGAAACGGGTTGGCCTTGTATCATAGCCTTATGAGGAATTTGCGGTGATGATGGTGGTTCTTCTTCTCCAGACGTTCTAGCATTACAGCTGAAGCAATAAGTATGGCCGTCAGAGTAGACGCTATTAGCATCGGACGAGCCACAGTTAGAGCATGTTGTGTGATAGCAGAACTCGGATTCTTCATTTGATTGTGATTGGTTCATGTGTATCCTAACCAATTTGTATCTAAGGCTGAGTCGGAAGTACCGTATTTACCTATAGGTACAAAGTTACATGCAAAAGACCGTCTTGATGGTGCACCTTTTACTTTCTTAAAAGCTTGGTAACTATGGAAAAGATTTGAAGGAAAGAGTAACATTAAACCTTCATAGAGAGGAGCATTGAACATTGGAGAGTTAAAGACAGTGAACTTGTGACTACGTTGAGTAGGAAGAAAGTCTGATGGTCTGATTGGACTTTCTATCACCAATTGTCCTTGGTTTTCTTGAACTTTGTCGAAGTATAAAACTCCTGTAAATGCACAGTTAAAATGACGGTGCCTAGCCATTGCAGCACCTTCTGGGTTGTTTGTTATCCAGCCAGTAGTCATTGCCCATCTCTGGTTTGTATAACCGTGTGACTCATTCACCCAAGCAGCAAAGATATCTGTAATATCTTGTTTTAATTTTGGGTGCTTATCAAGTAGGTTAAAGTTTATATCATTCAACCTTTCTTGATACTCTCGCTTACTTTTAGGTGGCTTCTGGTAGAACTGAGTTATACCTTTTAAAGGTTTCAGTTGATCGCAGATCTCTTTAGGTACATCAACCATACCTAAAGGAATCCCGAACATTACTGCTGTTTGACTGTTCATTTGCACTTTAACCAACTAATTGGTATTGCATAAGAAGCACACCAAGGGAAATTGTGTTTTTCAGCCCACATAGCATAAGTAGTTTTAGAGCGTTTAGATAATTTATTATAAGGTGATTGAAAGACAAACCTAATGTCAAGGTCAGGATGAGCCTTCTTAACAGCTAGCATCTTACGTCTATCTGTTGACTTAAACCAACCCTTACATTCTAGGTAAACATCCCCAACCCTAAAGTCAGGGATGTAGTTATGCTCAATCACATAAGGTAGCTTATCTTCTTCGTAAGTATAATCTAATTTTAAACGATTTAATATAGCAGCTACCTCTTTTTCAAGAGTACTTCTCATTAGAAGTCTTCATCCTCTTCAGTGCTTTCAGCAGCTACAGGGTTAGGTGCGGATACCTTGAATCCTTTCGTGGCTCCGAACAATGCTGTAGCTTCATCTGGTGTCATATCTCCGTCATCAACAACACCAGCCCCAGTATTTAAACTGACAACTTGTACTGCCTTTAACTTTAATGATGTACCAATATCACCTGCTGGTAGGACGTATGGCTTTTGGAAAAAAGCTAACTTAACCATTGTACCGCTATATATGGGGGTACTCTCATCGGTTATTGCAGTACCTTCCGTGTCAACGACAACAGGTACATGCTTATCTCCATCTTTCCAACTGAAACGTACTTGATAGAATCCTGGCTTGTTCTCTAATTCTTCCCAAGGCTCAGGCTTTACTGTGACTCTCTTAGGGTTCTTTGCTTTGCCTCTAGCCCATTCGAGGCAGCTCTCACGCTCTTCCTCTAGGTCTTTGACAATATCCTTTGATAGGACAGCGGCTAACTTATAGCCCCACTCTCCAGGTTTTAGGACAGCTTGGAACCCATCGAGTAGTACAGGTTCTGGTGTAACATGTGTAGTCATGATGGTGGTTAACAAAAAAAGTAAGTGGAATTAGTGACAACATTAGTATCTAACGTGCCTACTATTGGCGGTGGCTCTGAGGCTTGGATTGTTTCACCAAATCTTGTGAGCCAACATGCTTGTGTGAAGATGTCCGTGTAGGTTTCTCGCACAAGTCTATTGAGTGTTCCCATGTCTCCTGCTCTAGTAAGCACCGAGTCATGGATGACTGTGAATGGTTCATCGAACTGTTGAAAAGAACAGTGCAGCAAGGACGCATCCAATGAATGAATAAAATTAGGGGCAGTACTAGACCTATGTTTTTTAGGACAAGGTTTATGTTCACCCGTAGATAGATTCACCCTAGTTCTCCCTAATAACTGTAGCTCAATACGTTGAACTTGATGCTTATCACGTTGTTGAATGACCACAAAACCACTAGGTGTCACCCATTCTACAACTTCAGCACCGTTCTTAATGTATTCTCCTACATGTTGTTTGATCCAACGCATAACACGCATTGGTCCAGGAACTATAGCATCCATACTTTGATAGACAGCATTGACAACCTGAGTTATTTCAGTAGGTTCAGGGTTTATACCCTTCTCCTTTAATGCTTCCTTAATGTATTTCCGTGAGGAATCTTTAGTAGCATTATAGGGTATAGTCATCACGGTTCTTTTGACCGTCTTCCTGTCCATCCAAGAGTGCATCTGCTTAGGCAGATACTTCTTAGCTTCTATGGCAACAGCTTTATAAGCATCACTGGGTCGTTCAGCAGGACATACATTAACAAGACCAGCTGTACTAGCATCTTTGGCGAGTCCAGCGAGAATCTGTAGCCCTGAGCAGGTGGCATCTACGGCCACCATTAGACCTGTGGTTTTCTTATCACACTCTATACAACAATGGTAGTATTCATGACATGAAGCCATAAACTGCCACGGTTCGTCTACATTCTCCCAATAGGGTAGATTAGATAGCGGATCTGTAGCGACCCTCGTTATTAATTCTCTATTATTATCTACCCATTGAATCCTCTCAATTATAGTAGCTTTATCTAACCCAAAGGTAGTAGCTACTTGAAAGGCTAACCACGTTGAAACT